GCGCGGCATTATGGAAGCTATATCTGACCCGACAATAAAAGATGTTGTAGTAATGGCTGGCGCACAGGTCGGCAAAACAGAAATCCTACTAAACACTATCGGTTATCACATAGCGCATGAGGCTTGCCCTATTCTGCTAGTCCAGCCTACGCTGGAAATGGCACAGGCGTTTTCTAAAGACAGGCTAGCACCTATGCTACGCGATACGCCTATACTGCGTGGCAAAGTTAAAGACCCTAGGGCTAGAGATGCTAACAACACGACAACGCATAAAGTGTTTACTGGTGGGCATATATCACTAGTCGGCAGTAACAGTGCCGCAGGGCTGGCATCACGACCTATCAGGGTAGTGCTGTGCGATGAGGTGGATAGATACCCTGCCAGTGCGGGTGCAGAAGGCGACCCTATCCAGCTAGCGCGTAAACGTAGCGCGACATTTTGGAATAGAAAAATTGTTATGGTTAGCACCCCTACTAACAAAGGTGCGTCCCGTATAGAAAATAGTTTTGAAGAAAGCGACCAGCGCAGATATTACGTACCCTGTGAAGATTGTGGGCATAGACAGGTGTTGCGATGGTCTAATGTCAGATGGGATAAAGACCAGCCAGAAACAGCGCACTATATGTGTGACGAATGCGGTAGTGTCTGGGATGATGCAAAACGCTACAGGGCTATTCGGCAGGGCAGATGGATGGCTACAGAAGAATTTAAGGGCGTAGCTGGTTTTCACATATCTGGCATATATTCTAGCTGGACACCTCTAGCAGATGCGGTGCGCGAATTTCTGTCAGCAAAACGAATGCCAGAAACACTGCGGGTATGGACTAATGTGTATCTAGCTGAAAGCTGGGAAGATCAGGGCGAACGTGTTGATGATTACGCAGTAGCAGAACGCGCAGAGACATTTGGGCAGTTTGTAGATGAACGGGTAGAACTGATAACGGCGGGTGTAGACGTACAGGACGACCGATTAGAAATCGAGGTAGTAGGCTGGGGCAAAGATGAAGAAAGCTGGTCGCTAGATTATAGGACAATATACGGCGACCCTAGCACACCGCAATTATGGCAGGATTTAGACAGCATACTAAATCAGCGTTTTGAGACAGAGGACGGGCGAGAAATAGCTATACGGTCTACTGCGATAGATAGCGGGGGGCATTATACACAAGCGGTTTATAACTATGTCAGGCCGCGTGAAGCTAGGCGGGTTTTTGCCATTAAAGGTATGGCTGGTGAAAGCCGACCGATTGCTGGCAGACCTAGCAAAAACAACATCGGAAAAATCAAATTATTTACGTTAGGGGTTGACACCATCAAATCATTGATTTTTTCACGATTAAAGATTACAATAGAAGGCGCAGGGTATTGCCATTTTCCTGATGACAGGCCAGATGAATATTTCAAACAGCTAGCGGCATCAGAAAAAATCGTTACTAAATTTCACAAGGGCTTTCCGAAAAAAGAATTTGTGAAAACTAGAAACAGAAACGAGGCGTTAGACTGTCGGGTATATGCTTATGGGGCTTTGGCTATTTTGAATTTAAATATAAATGCTATTGCCGACAGAAGAAAAAAACAGGCAGATAAACCTGTAGAAACCGCGCCAGTAAAGCGCACACCTTATCAGCCGCCTAAACGACAGGGCGGTTTTGTCAATGGATGGCGATAAATGGCTAATGCGTTTGATACTGATATTGCACCTAGCATCGAGCCTGATGAGATTGTTGTTGGAGACCGCAGCAGTTGGCGCAAGACTAATCTAGCTTCTGATTATCCATCAGCGTCTTATACTCTTACTTACGTTTCCCGGGCTGAAAGTGGCGGTGGTTCACACGAATTTAAAGTAACTGGAACTGTTGATGGTGCGGATTATCTTTTTACAATCACATCTGCTGCTTCTGCTAATTTTGACACTGGGCATCATCACTGGCAATTAGAAGTTACTCGCACATCAGACAGTGAGCGCGTGGTTTTGCAAACGGGCAGCTGGGATATTATCAGCGACCTTGATAATAATGTTGATCCGCGCACACACGCAGAAATTATGGTTGATAAAATTGAAACTGTACTAGAGGGGCGCGCAGATGCAGACGTACTTTCTTACAGCATCAACGGCAGATCATTGTCAAAAATGCCGCCTAACGAATTAGTCGAATGGCGTGATTACTATAGGCGCGAAACTGTTATGCAACATCGCAAAGACCACATCAAAAACGGTCGCGCTACATCAGCCAGCATTAAGATGAGGTTTTAACGATGGGCGTTTTTGATTTTCTGAAAAAAGAAGAAAAGAAGCCGAAGGTACGCAGACGCAATTATGCAGCTGCAAGAGCAGGGAGGCTATTTGGTGATTTTGTTGGTTCTGATAATTCTGCGGATAGTGAATTAAGATTTCAATTAGAAACATTACGCAATCGGTCGCGTGAACTTGTTAGGGATAATGAGTTTGCTAGGCGTTATATGAACTTATTGAAAACAAATGTTATCGGTGAAACAGGCTTTCATTTACAGGTTAAGGCTAGAAATGATGATGGTTCGCTAGATGCTGCAGGCAACACAATAATCGAAAATGCTTTTAAGCGTTGGGGCAGATTAGGAACGCCAACGGTTGATGCGCGGATGAGTTGGTTTGATTGTCAGCGTTACGCTATAGAAGCACTGGCGCGAGATGGTGAGTGTTTTATTAAAATCGTTTCTGGAAATAAATATCGTGACGGTATTGCTTTGCAGTTTTTAGAAGCTGATTTGGTTGATGAAAAGAAAAATGAAAAGCTAGATAACGGCAACCAAATTAGAATGGGTGTTGAGGTAGACAAGGCTATGAAGCCGATTGCCTATCACGTTTTAACAGCACATCCGAATGATAGATATTATGTAGCGGCACAAAACCGCAAAACAGTTAGAATACCCGCAGAAGAAATTATTCACCTATATATGCCTAATCGCACACATCAGTCACGCGGTGAGCCGTTTATGGTATCAGCGATGTCAGCTATGAAAATGCTACACGCCTATCGCGAAGCTGAGGTTATTGCGGCAAGGGTTGGTGCGTCAAAGATGGGTATTTTGACAACACCATCAGGCGATGACTATATGGGCGATGGGTTGGAAAATGATTTTACGCCAGTGATTGATGTAGAGCCTGCAAGCTTCCATCAACTGCCTGCAGGGTATGACATGAAAATGTTTGACCCCGACCATCCTAATACTGGCTTTGCAGAGTTTGAAAGCGCGATGTTACGCGGAATTTCTTCTGGCTTAAATGTCAGCTACGCTAGCTTGTCAAATGATTTATCATCCGTAAATTATTCATCTATCCGTCAGGGTGCGTTAGATGAACGCGATGGATACCGCGCACTGCATCAGTTTATGATACAGCATTTCATAGAGCCAATTTTTAGAAGATGGTTAGAAAGTGCTATGGATTTCGGTGGCATTCCTATCCCCGCAAGCAAGTATGATAAATTTAGCGATAACGCATCGTTTAGGGGTAGGGGTTGGAATTGGGTAGACCCGCTAAAAGAAATAAACGCTGCGGTCGTTGGACTGAATAACGGCATTATGTCTATGCAAGATGTTGCCGCGCATTACGGTCGTGATGTTGAAGAAACCTTTAGCGCAATTAGCAGAGATAAAGAACTAGCAGAGCAATTTGGTTTGAAGATGGCATTTGAGCCGTTCGGCACAAAACTTCCTAGTGAGCCTGAAATTGTAGGTGGTGATGATGGCGACATATAAAGGCGTAGAAATCAGCCTAAAGCCGACCGAAGTGATGGCTAGAAATGCACAACGCGGTTTAGATTGGCGTGAAGAATATGGCAGAGGTGGCACAGAAGTGGGCGTAGCTAGGGCTAGGCAGTTGGTGAATAGGCAGGAATTATCAGCCGATACAGTCCGCAGAATGCGTAGCTTTTTTGCTAGGCATGAAGTAGATGCAGAGGCCGAAGGTTTCAATCAGGGCGAAGATGGTTTTCCGTCAGCCGGACGCATCGCGCACGAGTTATGGGGCGGGAGCGAAGGCGCAAGCTGGGCAAGGGCTAAAGATGCCGCACTTGATAAGATTGATGAAGGCGATAGAGCATTATCTGGCACTGCGCTAGAGGGTGTTAAAAATAAAGTAGAAGAACATAACGAAGAATATGGCGACACTGCGTCTAAGCGCGTAACAGTGTCGATGCTATCAAAGGTATATGAGCGAGGCATAGGGGCATACAAAACTAATCCAGAAAGCGTTAGGCCATCAGTGTCATCGCCGGAGCAGTGGGCTATGGCTAGAGTGAATAGCTTTCTTTATGCTGTAAGAAATGGTAGATTTAGATCAGGCAAACATGACACAGATTTATTACCTGATGGGCATCCAATGAAAAGCGAGGATGATAGAGCGATGGAAAACAGACATATTCAAAGCATAGAAGAAACAGATGATGCATATATCATCACTTTTGGCAAAAGC